GTTCAAGCATGGTCTCGAAGGTGATCCGCAGAGCGTCCATGTCTTCGTTCTGGTATTCGTAGCTCATCTTTGCTCTCCTTCTTAGTTGTTTACAAGGAAGTAGCGAGCGTAACGCTTGCCAGTGATGGGGTGGGTTTTGCGAATGGTCTCAATCTCGATCCCGGCATTGCGCAGCCGAGTGATTTCCTTAGTCAGGGAGCCAGTCGCATACTCAACCATCGCCTCACGTTGGGAGATGGAGCCAGTCGTTACGAGGTGCTGGTAGACACGGGAAGTAGCTGGTGAGAGTTGCATAGTTATTCTCCTTTCGGTTGGTTACGGAAGTTCTTTGGGCTTATAGGGTACGCATTAAAACGGAAGGCTGTCGGCAGCCTCCACAGGAGCGCTGACAGGCTCACTAAACGACACCTCAGACAACCTCCCAGTCTCTACGTTGAAGTCGAGCTGAGTAGCTGGGCCTGTCATGCCAAGGTATCGGTTCTTGAGAACCCGCAGGATCGTCCGGTTGCGTAGCGCTGGGTCATCCGCCTGTTGGTTACGCTCAAGGGAGAGACACATGTCAGACAGTTGAGCGATAGCAGCAGAGCCACGGAGTTGTCCGAGGGTGGTACGTCCGCCTTCCTCGTGGGATACGCCCTCAGGACGCTTGAGGTGGGAGACGACTATCATGCCCACGCCGAACCGAGACACAATCGTGCGGAGCTGGGTCATGAGGTTGTCAATCAACCGACGTTCATCACCGTCTCCGATGCCGGAAACAATCATGCTAACGTGGTCGATGATGATGAAGTCACACCCTTGCTGGCAGAGGTAGACAACCTTGGACATCAACGCCTCAATCTGAGAGCTACCAAAGTGATCATACATGAGCAGCCGCCCGGTACCTGCGGTAGCCTCAAACGCTTCACGCATGGTTTCCTCATCGGCTTCTACACCGTGGAGGTAGATGGGCTTGTTCGCATGGACGGACATGAGGCCAAGCAGGGTACGCTTGACGCTCTCCTCAAGGAACATAGCGCCCAACTTGTAGCCGTGCTGGATCAGGTCGTACATGATCTCACGGACCACGCTAGACTTGCCCATGCCTGAGCCTGAGGTGATCGTTACGAGTTCACCCTTGCGGATACCGTGGGTCATATCGTTGAGACCTTTCCACGGGTAGGGGTGCTGTTCGTACACCTCAACCTTTGTCACCTCATCCCACAGGGTAGCAGCATCGATGATACCGTCAGGGCGATACTCTTCAGCATCCCAAACGGCTTTCACGAGTTCCGCATGTTTACCTTCAACGAGCGCGTCGGAGGCGTCTTTAGCGGGACACGTAGCGATGTAAGCCTGACCGGGGCGTAGCATGGTAGCGACCTTAGCGACCGCCTCCTGTCCAGCTTCGTCCTGATCGAACATGAGAACCACACGCTCAAACTGCTCAAGGAACTCAGCCTCTTTGCGGAAGGTACGCACAGCAGAACTGGCACCACCGTTGAGGGATACCACAGACTGCTTGTGATTGAGGGCTTGGGATACAGACATAGCGTCGATCTCGCCCTCAGTGATGACCAACATACGGTCGTTACCAGTGAACAGGTGCTGACCGAAGAAACCAGCCTGACCAGCGTCCCCGAGCATGCGGAAGTCCTTAGAAGGAGTGCGGACCTTCTGGGCCACAACTTTTCCGTCTCGCTTGTAGTCAGCCACCTGAACAGTCTCACCACGCATAGAGGCGACGTGGTAACTGTACTTGCGGACAGTCTCTTCAGTGAGCTTACGCTTGCCGAGCGCTCTGTATTCGCCGCGTAGTAAGTCCATGTTGCCTCCTTTCTGTTGTTGGGGTGTTGGTTCAGTATAGGAACCGTCAGTACGGGTCCGAGTGTTGCAGACGTAACACCACGCATGGTTGTCATCGTAGTGTCCGTTACCGTCCGAGGAGCCACACGCATCGCATGGCCCCTTGAACAGCAAGTTACTTGCGGGTCTTTCCATTTCTCTCCTCGATGAATTTGTTGAAGGGATCAGCGCCCTCAACTTTCATGATGAGAGGAGCGGATACGATCTCAGCGCCGGGATATTTAGACGTGAGGTCGTTCAAGAGGGACACGAGTGGTCCCTCAAGTTGCTTGGGTAGTTCGGACTTTCCGTCGTACCCGAGGACAGCCACGTAGACTGACGTTTGATCGAAGTCCTCGAACCACGCACCAATGGTTTCAGGGTGCCTCATCACGGAGACACCGGAGCCATTGAGTAGGTAGTGAATGCCACAACACAGAAACCCCCGCTTTCGGAAGTCTGTGTCCATGTCGAGGGCAGCGGTGAACTTGGACCGAGCATGAACGATGATCTTGTCAGTCGTCTTACGCTTGGCAGTCCAAGGTTCCGCACGATGGTAGACTTTATAGTTGTCACTCATCGAGCCACTCCTGCGGCACGGGGTTCTTCTTGTGGAATTTGTGGTAAAGGAAGCCATGCTTCTCACACCACATTCCGTAGGTCGTGCTGGACTTCTTCCCAATCTTCGTATTCGGGTTGTTGAAGATGAAGCGGATGTCTAACTCAGGGCATGACGCCTTGATGAGTAGGTGCTTCTTTCTGTCTGCTGAGGAGAACTGTCCCTTACTTTCGATGATGATGCCGTTGGGCAATACGAAGTCGGGCAGGTACCATTTATAGACAGCAGGTACGAGGTAGCGAGCCTTACCGTCTTGCGGTTCGTACTCAAAGGGAAAGCCACCCTCCGTAAGAAAGGTGGCGATGTCTAGCTCCAGACCGGAGCGATAGCCTTCCTTGACACCCCGTGCGTCGCCAGTAGCTCTGGCCAGCCGTGGGTTCCAAGGCATTAGAAGTCCTCGATCTCTTCAATTTCGTCCGGTGTGGTGACTGGTGCGAATGAGGGAACATCACCCGAACCAACAAAGCCGCCATCCTGTTTCTCAAACGGGTTGTCGCTCTCGGATGGGCCAACGAGCTTAATGATCTGCACCGCACGCGGCTGAAGGGAGATGCCTTTCTTGCCTGAGAATTCCCATACGCGAACCTCACAGTTGATGATCAGCTCAGAGCCACCGAAGATAACCTCGTTGACTACCTTGAGATCAGCATCGTACTGCTTTGGCTTGCGGTCCCATAGCTCTCCATCCTTCTTCTGGATGTTTTTCACGGACGCCTTGAACATGACCATTCCGGTCTCATCACCGTTGTCATCGATCTCCATTTTCCACAGAGAATTGTCAGACTTCGGCAGTGCTTTGCCAAGCTCAGCCTTAGCGATAGCTTGCAGCTGCTTCATTACGGCTTCGGCTTCCTCAGCAGGAACGGCGACGTTAGCCTTGTATACACCCAGATCATTGAACTTGGTGTCTGGGCGGTGCAGCGATGGGAACCGTGCGATGCCCTTGGGGAGGGTGATTGTAGTTGATTGTGCCATTGTGATTTTCCTTTCTTGGTTTGTTGCGGAAGTTCTTTGGGCTTATAGGGTACGTATTAATTTGACGTTCAAACTGCGTTTCTGTTTCGGTATTGGGACTAATTAGGAGAAGAAAAACTCGCTGTCCAAAACACCCGTGATATCCAGTGAACCCAGAGCAGGGCGCTCAGGGAATACAACGTCAGGACCAGCAATCTCCTGCATGCTCTCAATGAAACCACCGAGAAGATCATACTCGGTGTAAAGTTTCACGAACGCCGCACGGATGCACTTGTGGAACTCAGGCATGTCAGCAGCAGGGACACCGAAACTATCATGAACGAACGTGAAGATTGCCTTGCGACCCTGTGCGGCACACTGGTCTTCCCACATGCGTGCAGCCTCACGGAGGTGCAGGGCATCAAGGGAGTGGACGAAGTTTGGTGGAGCAGCGTTGCCGTGCTTACGTGCGTCCTGTGTACCGTTGTCCAGCCGAACCCGTTGCTTGACCTGCTGACCATTGATGTTTGTCTTAACGATGTCGCTGTCTTGCTTCTGCTTATCGATGACACACACCATACCATCGGGCAGGGACCACTGAAGGGGTGCCTCTGGACGTGAGTTCACTGCGATCTTGGTTACGTCTTCGATCCACTGCATCGCCTCACACGGCTTAGGGGCTACACGCTCGATAGCCTCCCAGATTGCAGAACTGAGAAACTGAGCCATCTTGAAGGTAGTACCGAGAGGGTTGCCATCTTCGTTCAGACCCAGATCAGGAGCAACGAGACCTTTCTTCTCCTGCTTGCTGACCCACTCCAGCGTGTACTCAAAACATGAGCGCTGCTTGGAGTTATACGGCTTGGTCATGGTCTGACGCTTGGTCGCACTGCGCGGGATACCGTACTCGATAAGCGTCTTGCGGTACGCCTCTTCCTCACGGGTTAGGTCAGTACGTGCCTCCATGATCTTCACGGCTTCCTGAGCGGCGAGACCATAGATGTCCTGCCGATCGTGACCGGGGATCAGGTTGACGTTGAAGCCGCCCCGTTCATCACGCAGGAGAGCGGAGTACACTTGGATGCCACTGCAAGTAGCGTCCTCGTAGGCGAACAGGCGACACTCATAGCCCCAGCCCTGTTCGTGGAACTCAGCGATCGCACGGCAGGCAGCGAGGAACATGAACGGTTTCCCGTCAGCAGCTTCAGACCACCACCCCCAGTTATCCCGGAAGTCAGTGCCTGCGGTGATAACGTCGTCGAGGTTGTCTTTGACCCACTCAATCCGATCGGAGAAGGACGCCTTATCAACACCGTCGAACTCACCCTCAGTTGCGCACTGAATGTAGAGAGCGTCGAGTTGCTCTTGGGTTTCGATCGGTACAGGAACGTAGGACTGAAGGAGTGCCTTCTGGAAGCTGGAGCCTTGGTAGGTCAGCCCATACGTTGCCATCGGGTACGCACGGCCCCGGTTATCCAGCTGCACTGGGAACCAGAGAGGGCGACCTACGTAACGTCGAGCACTGTCCAAAGTACACGCCAAGGCAAACCCTTGAGAGACACGCTGGGCGTTGGTCTTCTGTGCGAAGATGAAAGCCTCACGCCACTCAGCAAGAGCTGACTTGTTTTTGCGATACTCTTCATCCCACCGTGGGTAATCAAGCTGCTCCTTAGGAGGCAGACCACCGATCATGTCATCCCGCTCATTGCACCACTCAACTGCATGAAGGATGTAATCATTCACGCTATAGGGAACATTTTGAATGGCGTTGACAGTATCGATCAGCGTCTGTGAGGTGTCGCTGTTCTGTAGCTCCTGCTGGTAGTTCTTGTTGAACCGCTTCACCAGTGGGTACTGGTTAGTGAGGGGGTGAAGGTAGGGACCATGCTGCATGTTGTCGTAGGACCACGGCACAGGCTGCACTAGCATCGGCTCATGACGTGCTTCACGTAGGGAGATAGCTTCTTCCGTCCGCATTAGCTTCTCAACGAACTCCGTAGTGAAGGCGTAGTAAAGTTCACTCTTCAGCTTGTAGTCTTTCGAGGTACGCAGGGTGACAACGTCGTGGACCTCCTCAAGGATACCCGTGCTTTCGATGAGGTATGACATGAGGTGTAGACCAATGGCCCGACGCTCTGCTTTGCCAAGCTCAATCTTCTTGTACTCGATACCATGATGAGCCATCCGGCGTTGCACTGCTTTCATCGCACGATCACCGCCTAGGTTGCCATCCTTGATCTGCTCCATAGCGTTACGGAAGGAGTGCTGTGAAGCCTGTTGAGCAAGGTACAGTTCAGCCTCCTGCATGATGACCTTCATCACTGCCGTTTGCACTGACATGCGGGGGACCGTGTTGATTGCCCCACGCTGACCCAATGCGCCCATCATCTTATCAATGGTTGACTTGACGGTGAGGTAGGCGATCTGGTCTGTGCTGAGGTTGAGATCGAACAGATTGAGGAACACGTTGCGAGGACCACGCTTGCCAGACAGTTCCTCTTGGACCTCCTCAAGTTTAGCACTGAAGGCGGATACGGTGTGAGACATGACCCACTTGCCTGTCTTAGTAGCTGAGTAGTGACCAGCCTTCGCACCCTTGTCATGGGTCTTCATGGACTTGGTGTAACCCGCATACTTGATACGGTCCTCATTCTCTAGCTGCTCCACTACATCATCCACACTAGCGATACCCTCATAGGCAAACAGCAGTGTCTCAAGGTACTCAGCAGGTACATCATTCAAGTTAGTCATTAGGTTACTCCTTAGGTATATCTCAGAGGGTCTGGGCTTATAGGGTACGCATTAAAACCAAGCGGGTGCAGCAGCAGGGGCAGACCACTTAGCGAAGTGGGCTTTGGCACTACGGTAATAGGTGCGGTATGCCTGAACGGTAGTGGCCGCCTTGTACTCATCCGGCATGCACTGCGGTGGGTTAGACCAACCGCCATTCATGGGTATGTTCTTGGGAGGCAGGAGGAGCGCGGGAAGCACTGTGCGTGCGGTCTTGTGAACCTTGCCATAGCGCCGGGTGTATTCCTCACACAGCTCAATCAGCAGGTCTTTGACGTAGCCATAGTGTTCAACCGACTGGCGCACCCAGACTGCACTTGGGTGGTTCTTGTGGGTGACACGATAAATGTCAGAACGTGCAGCATCACCATCGATGACATGGTGGGCAGTGCTGAGTAGCTGGGCGTACTCAATAATCATCTTAACGACATGCTTGTCACAGTGTTGAACAGCACAGCGTTTAGGATTAGGCGATAGGAAAAAGATGTTCATCTCGTGGCTCCATTAGTTGCGGTACAGGAACTCATTAAGCGGACGACTATCATTGATATGATTAGATAAATTGTCGTCGCTAAAGGGAAGCTCCCGGTATGGAGAGGGTATAGCCGCACAAGACCTTTTAAGCAATATGTTTTTTCGAATAAAAAAACTAGCTATATCAGTGGCTTACCGGGAGTGTCGAATAAATGCTGTCGAATGTTCAACGCTTGTCGAGCAGGGAAATCACGCTGTCACCCCAGTTAGGAGCGAGGTGCGCATAGCGCTGTGTTGTGTTCAAGTTAGAGTGGCCCATGAACTGTTGTAACTGTAGCATACCGAGACCAGCTTGAGCCAGACGTGAGGCTGTAGTGTGACGCAGGATATGCGGGGTTACACCCTCGATACCCGCACGCTCACAGCCTTTCTTCATCTGCTTCTGAACTACGTCCTTAGACCAGTTCCACCCACCTGTAGTGCGTAGGATGTTCTGTGCTTCCTCAGTGAGAGGGATGCGGCGTAGCTTCTTACCTTTTCCGATAAAGGATATGACGTTGCCTTGGATGTCCTCAGGACGTACAGACAGTGCCTCACTAATCCGCATGCCAGTGAGCAGCATGAACCGCACGATGGGCTTGATGTCATCACGTAGGTAGAGCATCAGCTTGTCTTCTTCATCGTGCGTCAGGTAGCGTTCTCGTGCGTTGGCTACCTTTTCATACTCAAGGTGGAACGCAGGGCATATGCCGTGCTGTGCTGCCTCTGTCACCAGAGACTTGAGAGCAACGCGGTACAGGTTTCTTGTGGCAGGTGCTTTGTCCCGCATGGCTGCTACCCATGAGGTTAGCTTGTCCTTGTTCAGCACGTCACCTGCCTGAGTAGTATCCCCGAACTCTCGCATGAGTACATTGTAGACATTACCCATTGCTTCTTTCGTTGCCTCACTAGCTACAGCGTATCGTGTGTTTAGTGTTCGCTGAGTGAGCGCTTGCAACGATCTCTCCTCAGCCACAATCCCCGCATGGGGAAGGTTAGGTAGACCAGCACGTAGGGCGCTCTCACAAGCCTCCTCATAGGCGATAGCTAGTTCCTTGGTGTCAAACTGCTTGGTTGTTCGTTTGCCTGTCAGTGGGTCTTTAAATGGCTTGGAGAGCCACTTGCCGTTGCGTTTGATAAGACTAGCCATTTGCTTGCGTCTCCCATTTGGTGTTGAAATCGGCACTACCGTTGATGATGCTGTCAGCCAGCTCCTCACCAAAGCGCATACCTTTAGGTGTTATCGAAATGTCTTTCCTGCGGTAGTCTCGTGGATCAGGCGTGAATTCTAAAAAGCCCATACCTTCAGGACGATCTGGCACTACTTGATTGCCTTCACTGTCTACAGTGTACTGGAGATAAGCCTCATGTCCCCACCAAGAGATCATGCGAGACAGGGCCGATTTAGAGAGACCGTGCTTAGTCTCAATATGAAGCCTCAAGGTACTCATATCGCTGATACCGTCAATGTAGACGGAGAGTAGGGTCTCAATTCGGTTTAGTGTCATGCTGCCATCCATCTCCATGAATGGCTTGAGTGCTGCACGTAATGCGCTAAGCGCTTCGCGTTGTTTGTTTGTCATGATGTTTTACTCCTCTCGGGTAACAAGACTATCATCAGACGTACACACTACCCCTAGTGGGACCGATTTACAAGTTGGGTTTATCCCGGTACGTGGACTAGTGAAAAAACGGACGGAGCACTGCCTTGCTCAATATCCAATCGGTATCACCTGTTGCGATCTTATGTATCTCTCGGAACATTCGCACTGGTGCATCGGTTTCACGATTAAGACCAGCCAATGCCATGTTCTGATCTACTGGCTGAATTTTGTTTGGGTAAAGACGCATTGCAGCAGCGTCCGCGATGTCCTCTAGTTCCCACCAATGAGCATCGAAGGGGTGAGGCTCACCATAGATGCGTTCAAAGTCGCACAGCATGGCACCGATGGACGCCTTGCGTTGCAGCATAAGGGAAGTCCCTTGCATGTTGTAACGTGTGAAGTAGGAGCCGTGATCTAGTTTCGCACTATAGCCACTCTCAGGGATGAGCAGGGACAGCGTGGTGATAAGGCTATCGGCTGTACGCGAGATCATTTGCGTGTGTAGTTTATTGTTCATTGGTTTCACCATAGCTTGCGGTAGAGGAACTGATTTTCATATTGACGCTGATTAAGTCAAGCGTCTCTAGTAGTTTTTAGACAGATTTCTAAAGGTAAACGATTGCATTGGCGTTGCACTATCATGAGACCAGTGCGGTGAGCAGGATGAGCACTACCCAAGTGCTCACCATGATTGCTGTTGTTATCTTTAAGGTGGTCATGAGGGCAAACACGCAAGCGAGAGAACTGCGAACATTCCAAAGCCCATGATGAGGTAGACGATGACGGTATCAAGCCAAGTGCTCATGCGGTGTTACCTCCACGTGTTAGCACTAGCAGTGCGCTTAGTGTGTCGTTGGCTGCGTCGTTCTCGAATACTAGCTCGCATTCAGGGTGCGCCCCTTGTTCAATCAAGCGTTCGCTTTCGGTGTCGATAAGGGCTAATGCGTGAATGAGTGCATCTTCTAAATCCATTATGCTGCACTCCGGCGGGTGTTACGTTGTTTCATGGCTAACTTACGGTCACGCTTGGTTGCACGTGCGGTTTTCGTGAGGGCTACGCCGTGAGCCATGAGATCGAGGGCGAAGCGGTCTGCTGTACGGTATGTCTTTGCGGTTATCATTGGGGGGTGCTCCTATTGGTGTGTGAGAGGTGGGTGAGCGCTGCCATAACGGTACAGGAACGCTCACTCTATGGGGAAGGTTAGTCCACAATGTAGACCAGTTCGCAGATGGTTTCTTCCAGTGCGGCGTAGTCTTCTTCAGACAGTGCGCTAGTGCTGTGCGCTACTTCCATGTCGATACGGGCTTGAATGATTTCAGCGTAAGTATCTTCAGCCTCAACGCCAGAGGAGATGATGACCTCAGGGTCAGTGTCCATGTGGTCAACGTGGTTCACTATCACCTTGAGGTTTTCCCACTCGATTACGCTTGCGATTTCGTTGACTACTACGTCGAGAGCAATGACCAGCATGCCGCTAATAGATGAGACAGTGATATCCTCACCCATGCATTCCATGTAGTAGTCGAGAACCTCTTCGATTGCACCGATGTTACCTGAGATGAAGTCCTCAAGCTCATACGTGTAGCACATACCGAGTGCACCCGATGAGTAGGAGGACATCTGAAGATCACGCACGAGATCAGATACAGAGCTGTATTCGTTATCACCAAAGTATTCGGTGATGTACTCCACAACAGCGTTCTGGTTGTAGCCATCGCCAGAGAACGGCAGGTTAATCATGGAGAATACTTCGGAGGCGCGGAAGGTAGCAGAGTTAGACATGAGGTTAATCCTTGTGTGTGTTTGGTTTCGGTACAGGAACTAATACCAAGGGAGGCAGAAGACACCGCGGCTAGGTTTGCTTCTAGGAGAGAGAAACAAAAAGGCCGGGTGCCTTGTGTTTCCCTTGGTGTTTGTTTCGATATGGAGAAGGTAGGGGCTGAACTATCATGCGTCAACCCCTATTGTGAATTTATTTTTAGAAGCCGCGAATTCGGTTTTCGTTTGCCAGTACTAGAGGGATCGCCGCTTCAATCGCCGCGTCTTTGGTCGCGAATTCTTCGCGGTAGCTCTTATGCGCCCACTCCATGCCCCAAGTGCCATTAGTGCGCTTGGTGACTTCCATAGCGTCTTTCCAGTCAACATAGCCGTTGACAGTAACGTGAGTGATTGACTGAAAGGCACCTGCGAAAGTGCGGTCATGGTTGATCAATACAATATCGGCTGCGGTTGCTTGCTTGCGGTTCATGAGAGGTAATTCCCGTGTTGGTGTTTGTTTCGATATGGTGATTATAGGGGCTGACTATCATGCGTCAACCCCTGTTGTGGATTAGAATTTTGGTTTGATGGTGCGGGCTACCTCTACGCGGCGTTCATCTACCGCGTAGAATACTCGACCGAATTTCGCGGAGAGGTGACCTAGAATTTCTACAGCCATTTCCTTGCTTGTTGTAGTGGTCAGCGTTTCGCGGTTTTCGTCGAGGATGTAAAGCATGTCGGTATTTCCTAGTTCGTGTTTGTTTCGATATGGAGAACATAAGCCGCCCCTCATGGTACGTCAATAGGAAAAACGCACGGTTCCCAAAAAAAATAAACGACCTCTCCACGTGCTCCCTATGTATAACGTGAGGTTATACCATGAGGGTATCGTGAGGAGTACCGTGAGTGTGAGCAAAATGCACACAAAGCGAAATAACCACACACAAATGCACATATATGCATTCATGCGGGTCACGCAAAGCTACCCTTGCAGTGCACGCAAAGATACTCAGGTATATCATAGGGAACACAATGCGTATTATGCTGCTACCACACGTAACCCACTGGGAACGCTAGGTTTTCTGCACGCACTGTTGAATAGAATGTTCGACAGGCTGGCTGATGTATCACAAAAAGTGCATCGATGGTTGATCGTTCGACCTTGAGGGGGTACCACGGGGGGAACGCCAGATCATACGTATATAATAGGGTGCTCAGAAATGTCACCCATTTTGGAGACCCCTTAAAACTTTAGGGATCTCCTTGAGTGTCACGTTAGTCTTCCCTCTCGTATACTACAACGGCTTCCTCAGGGGAATACTCAGAGTAGTACAGCCAGTCTCTCTCAAGAGGACCCTGCGGGTGTCTAGCGTACTGAACTGCCGCCGAGTAGCCCTTAGGAGACCACGTGAGGACCCGTGAGGCTAACTGGGGGAGACCTGAGGGGTCAACCGCTGCTTGAGCACGGAAGAGGCTGTCTAGGCGTTCCTGAAGGCGCTGACCACGGGAAACTGTGTGTTTCCAGTAGTGCCTTTCGTTAGACGCTGATTTCTTCTCAGGGTAACGATGTCTGTGACGCCTCTGAGATGCGTTGATCTTACAGCGGTCGCTGCAATACTTCTTCGTGGGGTACTTTGTGGTAAACTCTTGGTCGCACGTGTGGTGTGCGCATGAACGTGTATTCATGAGTTAGGTTCCTTATGTAGTTGATGTCGCTCCTTAGTGGTGAGACCCCACCTCTCCGTCACCACAACGGGTCACTGGTGGGGCCTTTACATCAACAGGGAAAGGAGCCGACCCTGTGTGTATCTCTAAAATGTCCGCTCACTCTTATCGTGTAGCGTAGGGACTAAGACTTAGAGGTTATATCCTTCATCGTCTTCTCCCTCAACGTATCCCTCAACGTACTCTTATCGTGTACCTTAAGGTATATCTATAGGTAAGTCTTAGGGTCTTATCTCTTATAGGGTACGTATTAATTACATGCAGTGATACCGGGGGTGTACCGTCAGGAGATACCGCGAGGGAGGAGATGATTATAGCCCTCCCCATCTACCAGAGTTAATGTGGTCTGTAGAGACACCGGGTATCTTAGACCAGTAGTCCCTAGCCATCTCAAGGCGTCTCTCATGTTGTAACTCTTGTAGCCCTCGTTGTTCATTCTGAGCGTTAGCCTCAACCCAGTAGGCTACAGCCATCGCTAGGGCATCCAGTCGGTCATCATGACGGAGACACCCACGTTCTCTTGTGAGACGGGACATCTGGTATATGAGGGACTTCGAGAGGCGTTTCTCTTGGTCATACTTCTGGATGGTCCTGTAGTCTTCCTCTACGATCTTAGTATCGAAGACCAGACGGTGTTTATTCATGACTGGTTCTATAGTGTCAGCCATACGCATCTCTTTCTGAGTGCTATGGCGTACCTCTTCGATACCACACTGGTATATCCTATGGACTACCTCTTGGAATACCTTAGTGAACAGACCGTCACCGAAGTTACTCTCTACGATGATGTTGTTGACGTTGTATTGCTTAGCCAAGATAGCCAGAGGATTGAGGACTGTTTGTTCATCGTAGCCCCCAGCGAAGCCACCACAGCGTAATACGTAGGTGTAACCGTTGAGATGGGCTGTAATAGCATAGCCAGTCTCATCGGCACCTCTACCTGAGGGGTCAACCGCCATGATTATCCCTTGATATGGGGCGTGGACCTCGCTGAAACCTGCTGGTCCGTACATGTAGTCGCCACTCATGGCTAGATTTGGGAGTTCGTTGAGGCGGTTCTTGGGGTGTGGTTGCCAATCCCACGTCATTGGGGCCTTCTCAGGGTCCAAATCGGTGATGATGAGGTCCCTCATCTTCAATGGGTACTTCTCTTCGTCACTCAGGGCAGTATTCAGCATGAACTGTAGCTGATACCCGGCCTTACCGTAGGATGCCTTACGTTCTAACAGGTCTTCTGCGTCAAAACGCTGGGGATCGGTAGGTTCACCTTCCTTCAGGCCCATCCCAAGGACGAACGGAGCGAGAGTGTCACGGTACTTCGGGAGGTTTTCCTCCTCAGGCATCTCTGCTGGCCACACACGGATGACATAACCACGCTCAGGGAGTTTATTGTAGAGGCTGTCCTCGTTCTGAGGTGTGCCAAGGTAGATGATGCGAGACGTAGGGAGCGGCTTGAGGATAGCGTCAAACTCTCGGACACTTTCTGACAGCTTATCACGAGCCGTTTGGGTATCCGAGTTGTTAGCCACCTCCACGTCATCCGCAATGAGGATGTCTGCACGAGAACCCGTGAGCTGACCTGAGATACCTACGGACTTCACCGAGGGAGAGTGGTCAGCCTTAGCAGGGCCTACGTCGAAGGAGAGGTTTGAGGAGCGTTGATCTGGACCGGGCATGAGATGTTGACAAATGTCCAGCTCCTGAATGATCCGCTTACAGAAAACCGAGAAGGCGTCCGCACGATCTTTCGATGCAGAGACAACTATGATTTTCTTGTCGGGGTCATTGAGTAGTATCCATACGACGTAAGCAGAGGTAAGCCACGATTTGCCGACGCCACGGAATGCGGAAATCATGGAACGCTTAGGACCATGTTGCAGGTACTTTGCGATGTCGTATTGAACGGGAGTGGGGGAAGGCAGGTTGAGGTGCGTCCACAGGACATACGCAAAGAGCCTGAAGTCCCCCTTGATTTTATCTAGGTTATTAGTTGAAGGTTGGTTCGCCATCGTCTTCCTCTTCACCGAACTCAGGGAGTAGCGTAGCTAACGTACCCATGTTGTCAGCCTTCTCAGGAGCAACAACTACGTGGTTATCTTTAAGCATTTGCCGGATGGTGTTCAGTTCGCTGGGGGCGATCTCCCCAGATTGCAGTCTCTCAATGAAGTGATCCACCATCAGTTGTTGGATCAGGTCGAGGGAGTTGCGTAGTCCTTTATCGTTGCTCATCGAGGTATTCCTTTGCGTCTGAGAGCCAGTACCAGTCGAGTAGGTAGGTGAGTTTTTCATCGCATTCGATGTAGTCAATCATGTTTGCAATACGGGGAAGGTTTTCAGGGGTAAAGTCAACGCTATCTAGCAGGGGCTTTAGAAGTTGTGCTTCCTCTTTTGCCTCCTCGAACCATTGCGCTGCGTGTCCACTGTCAGCCCACTTATCTTTGTTACAGTTGTAATATTCTTTGTGATACTCAGGGTTCTTCGCGAGCCACTTATCCTTGTGGTCACGTACACGCTTGCGGTTGCCTTCGTCCTGCATCCACCTGTCGTGTTGTTCTCTTTTCCGTTCCTTCTTACATTTCTCGGAACAGACCTTAGACGAAGGGTGCTTCGCCTCGTAAACCACCGAACATTGGTGGCAAGTCTTAGTGTAGGACATAGAATGCCTCCATATGGCCCTGTAACGCTCGTACAGCGGCTCTAAGTTATTTCTGGGGTGATTGTGTGGGAAAACCCCCAGAGGATCTGTACGAGCTTCTGAGGGCTTCCTAGGGGGTTGGTCGAGACCCGGAATGGTGATCGAAAGGTCACAGTAAGATTGATTTAAGAAATGGTATAAGAAGGCTGGACGCCGTGGCTACAACGGCAGCTACGAAGGCCCAATACGCCCCAGTACGGGACTTCCAGTTCTCAAGGTCACGCAAGCGGTTCTCATGGTTGTCCACGAGGGTCTGCCTACGTTCGAACTCCTTCTCCACCTGCTCGACAAACCTGTAGAACGTCTCCCGAGATCGGTCACTTTCGATAATCGCCGATTGCAGTAGAGTGGCGTTTTCTTGGGTAATCTTAGTGAGCGCACGGATTTCTTCCGAGTGACGCCGTACGTCTTCCTCAATGTAATCCGCACGGGTCCATTCTTTGTTGCTCATTTAAAAGCCTCCTGAGGGCCGTTACGGTTTGGGGTAGGGTGTTATATAGGGAAAACCCCCAGAGGCTCTGTACGAGCTTCTGAGGGCTTCCTAAAGTAGTGGGAAGAGTCGTTTAGATACCGAGGAACTTCAGGACGTACAAAAGGTTCATTTCTTTTGCCGTCAGGGCCACGGCTGCACCAATGGCGATCCATCGGATTTGCGCTAGGGTCCTTTGGATGGACCCTAAGCTGTCAGCCATGGCATTCGTCTTGTCTGTTAGAGTAGACAGTTGGGAACCTTGGGCTTCTGTTTGAAACTCAAGGCGCAAAATTCTGGTCTTCCAATCGGGACTACCAGAGGTAGCGCTGTGACTGCCGATCTTGAGGTCAGTCATGGCTAAAGTTCTTAACTTCTTCCGGGGTAGCATCAACAACAGCCTGTGCTGCTGCTCGCTCTTCTGTGTCCCGAATGATCTCAGGGTTGTCTACAAGCTCAACAGTAGGCTCTGCCTCTGGGTCTTCCTCGTTATAGACAAGGACTTCTACAGTGGCAGGGAGAGGCTCTACAGCAGTCTGTACCACAACTTCTTGCAGTACATCCTCCATTTCACCAATCTCTTCGTTGTAGACTTGCTCCCCTGTTGGTTGCATCTCAGTGACCTCTGTACGACCATCAGCCAAGACATACTTATCAAGACGGGCTACTGCCTTACGATACTCTTGCAGTTGCCAGTTAAAAGTATTGTTCGCCTTGTTGGTGTCGTGGTTGGCGCTGAACGTCGCCATGAATGCGTCGAACTGCCCGTCGCCGAGACGGATGGACTTTTCACGCTTCTGGTCAGGCCAAGACCGACGAATGTGTTTCTGCGCTCGACGCTCAAGCTGAACAGGGGTGAGGTATTGGTCGCCTTTGTTTACGAAAATGGTCATGCTCGTACTCCGATTACTGTTGTGCTGTAGGGCGCTACAGGTGCCACAGTCTCTTTGACGATGTAGTTGAAGCCATCGTATTCGACCGTGTAGTCGTAGGCAGAGCCTTCACGTTGCAAGGCTCCATCTTCAAAGACGTGCAACGGCTTCCATCCCTTTGGCATGGTGTGGATGACTTTGTCGTCTGCGGGGTCGACTTCGTAGACTGAGATGTTGTCGAAGTCCATCTGTATGGTAGGCCCGAACGAAGTCACAAAGAGTTGCACATGGAAGTAAATTGTTTCTACTTCAGCCACAAATGTAACCGATTGCGTCCCTGTAACGGCCGCAGCGGTGGAACCATCACCTTTGGTTATTGTCCCTTCTGCATTACCCCAGAAGACACGGGTGGAGTAAAGGGTGCCGGGTGCAGAAACATCCCAACTAGCTGTGTAAGTTTTACCTACCTCCAGAGATATTGTTTGATAAGCATAGCCGTAACCAGAGACGTCATTTGTTATCCTCATTTTGTTTGATGCAAGAGATGCTGTTGACCTCCCATCAGTTGCGTCGGTCCACCCACTCGTATCCGCATCAAACGTCCCGTTGGTTACCAGATTGTCGAAGTGAAACTGCCGTTCCTCGTAGCCCTGTTGAGCCTTTAGTTCGGTCAGTTGTTCACGCAGGTTAATTGGTGGTTTGCTAATTGTAATTGTCATGTCTATTGCTCCACTACGAGGCCATCAACGGCACTGATCGCTGTTGTGACTGCGGTTGCTGTTTCGTCCACTCGTCTGAGGCCTTGGAAGACACTACGACCGCCGGGCGTACCTACGTGCAGCAGGTTCGTATCAGGGTCATGCGCAAGGGCTGTCACGGCGTCGCTGTTGCCGGTTAGTGTCGCCTTGGCGTCCTCTTGGAACAGCACCTTTTCGTCTTCGTAAATCTTGCGGATTTGGTCGGCTGTTGGTGCGGTGGCTGAGATGCGGATGAGTGCTAGGGAGCCGTTTGTTAAGGGGACTGTTCCCTCTGCTCTCAATCCGATTTTCAAAATTGCCGAGGTATTTGTCACATCGTCTGCTGATGCGCTGGAGTTTTCGGAAACCCCATTCACATAAACATAGGATGTGCCGGTATCTCGCACACAAGCGAAGAATGTCCACGTGTTAGTGTCAATGTTAGACGTGCCATCAACCGTGGTTGCACCAGACAGGAACCGAAGCTTTTGTGTTGGTGCACAATCCACTCCAAATCTAGCCCCGCTTGCTCCTGAGTCTTGCCTTCTCAAGATCGCCTCGGCAGACGTCCCATTAAACTTCAACCACCCCATCACACAGAAGTCACCTTGGCCAAAGTCCAGATCAGGATTGTAAGGCTGCTCAAGGTAGTCAGTGCTGCTGAACCCGCTGTACCCCACCACGTCTGCCCCGGTTGCTACGGGTGCCTTGGTGATGCTGCCGTGGACGCCGAGGCCTTTGCCGTTTACGCTGCGGTCGGGGTCTGCGAGGCGGACGGAGATGTTGTCTATGGAGCCGACGAAAGTTGTGTTTGCAAAGAAGTTTAGATCGTAGGAAGATGAACTTCCCGCAACTAGATACAACGTCTC